CTTTACCTAATTTTTTATTTTTAAATTCTGTATATCCATTGGTAGTGTTTATGTATATTACCATTGCTTTACTTATGTTATGTAGGTTACTATCTTTATACATACCATTATCTACATGCCAATCGTATTTACTAGGTTTTCTATTTAGTGGAAATTCTACATTAACTCTCATTCTAGTTAAATATAGATCACAAGATATGTTTTCTTTTATAGCTTTTTGAATGTCTACAGCAGCCTTATCTACTAGATGTCCTTTATAGTACATTTCGTGCCTTAGTACAGGATGCCAATTTTTTACAGGCATCTCAGGATGATCTAATAATGAAATACCAGCGTGAGCAGATATGGAATATTTTAATTCAGTGACATATTTTTCCACTGCGTCTATAATATCATCAGTAAAAAAATTATCTACTATATATACATCTTTACCTAGCTCTGTAATAATTTGATCTTCTCTTACTTTTTTCATATATCCTCTATATCAGATATCTCTACAGGTTCTAAAGTATCATGACAATATAAGAACATAGCGTTGGCTAAGGCATGTGCCATGTGATGCAATCCTGTCTCTGGGTCTTCTTTTTCTCCCATACGCCATGCTTGTATATGTCTAAGCAAAGCAGCTTCATATCTATGTGGTTCTACATTTACCCAGTTATATCTATCGTATTTTTGTGCGCCAATAGTTAGAACCTTAGCTAGGTCTTCTAAAGCATGCGCATCTATAAGGTCATATTGTGGTTTGTTTGTATCAAATTTCTTACCTTCCATGTATCTCCCTAATGGATTAGGAGGGTGTGTTTAAAGCCTAAGCTACCCTCCGGTTGACATTCATAGTCCATAACCCATACTGTTATTCTAGCACACTTTGTTTCTTTAGTCTACCCCATCTTTCATACCAAGACAAAGTAAAGAGATCTTCAAGATATATAGCTCGTTTACTATGTTCAAGCCATTTAACACGAGGCATCTTTACTAGATCTTTCTTCATTATTGTTTCTATCTTTATACATCCAAAGATTATTACCTCCATGTTCTCCACATCGACAAGACAAGGGATAAGAAAATCACGATTAGTAACATTTCTGAATAGTTTATCAACATGTCCCATACCATTACCACCATACTGTAAAATATAGGACTTACCATATTTGTTAGCCGACTCAACGCATTGTGATTTACAATGAAATCTATTACCAGAATTGTCTGTAATGTCAGCATCATAACTTTTGTTCTTAGTTTCATAAACATTAAAATCCGGTTTGCTAGGTTTTATCCCTAGTCGTTTAAGAGCCCTATAGATACCTATTTCGCCTAAGGCTCCTGTAGTTATGTCATGAGTAATTTTATCTAAACTACCCTGTCCTCTTTTTTTGTAATGATCTATAGACAGATGCACCCTGTCATTGGCGAACTGCTTTGCTATCTCTAGATCTTTCTTTTTTAGTTCTATTGTCAACGATTTCATTAGATAATTCCTTTACCTTTTTCTCAACATATTTTAGTCTATCTTTTAAATACTTTACCTGAGAATGTAATACAGCGTTTTCTTTTTCTTCTCTTTTTAGTTTAGTATATATTCTATTTTTATCATCAATTAACTGGTCTATGATCTTGTCTCTGTTGTCTCTCATCTTAACTATTTTGCTCATGCTTTACCCTTAGGACACCAATCATAATGATGTGGTATTTCCAGTTGATCACCTCCACACTCGCAAATAGACGGTAAGTTTTTTCTTTTAATGCTATCAGACCAGCGTTCTAAATCCTGCTCTCTGCATGTTAATTCAATGTCTGGATTTTCAAGTAGAACTACTCTGTATATCATGTCACCTTTGTATAGCTCTCTGCCTACTACAGCACCTAAGCCATCGTGACTTACACCCTCCCTCGTAATACGTACCCAATCACCTTCGTCAAATATCATTTACAATACCTTGGTGAAATTGTTGATTCTACACTGATTTTTACATCAGGCACTACGAGTGACATAGATTCTACCATAATTTTTTCTTGTAGTCCACGCATTTCTTCTGCAGTATTTTCAGGTACTTCCGTGATTATTTCATCATGAACAAACCCTACTAATTTAAAGCCAGCATCCATGAGGTTGTATAAGGCTATTTTAGCCCCATCTGCAGCTAATCCTTGGAAGGCTGTATTCTTCTCCGCACAGTACGTTGTGTTAGCTCTAATACGCCCTGTAAGTGTTGTCACAGCCCCTTCTTCACCCTGCATATACTCTTTCATCTCTGGGAACGCAGCGAACCATGTGTCTTTCATTGTCTGTGCTTCCTCAGGGGTAAGCTGTATGTCATATCCTTTAGCAAACTCTACAAAGGTTTCTATGCCTAAGCCACCTGGAAATCCAAAGTTAGCAGCCTTAGCAGCTTGTCGCTGCCATTTTTCTACCTTATCCTCAGGAACATTAAATAGAACGGACGCATAGTATTTATGCAAATCCGCTCCTTCGTTTATCTTATTTCGCATAGTAGAGCTGCCCTGCGTCACATATACATGCTGTGCTAACGTGGCTAACTCTATTGCACTGTAGTCTGTAATTAACAGCGTATTACCAGAGTCAGCTTTAAACATTGATCGTATATCGCCATCTCTAGGTAATTGCTGTATATTAGGTGAGGAACATCCGGTCCTGCCTGTATTTTTAAGTAAGTCGTATCTTGGATGAACTCTACTGCCTTTTAGTTTACGTATAAAGAATGTTGTTTTTTCAGTACGTTTGTAATCCAAGAATGACTTTACAAAGTGATTATCATTATACTTTTCCAGATCACTCTCCTTCATAGAATAATCACCTTCAGAAGTTGTGGGTAGTTTTAACCCTAAATAATTTATTACATTATTATAAGCTTGTTGATTACCTTTGATGCCTTTTACAAATCCGTAAGCAGACATCGTTACATGTTGCACCTCCAGTGTTGCATTTAGTTGTCTTAGTAATTCTGTAGCTCGGTCCTCATCGAAACCAATACCATTCTTATACATCCTGTTAAGAGCTAAACCTCCCAGTATTTGTATATGATGTGATAAGTTGTTAGTACTGTTTAGTCGAGTGATTTCCATTCGGAGTCTTGTAAAACAATGGAAGGTTGCGATAACATCTTTTGCTCCGTACTCAAGAAATTCTGCTGGTATTTCTTCTGTCGGGACTTCCATAAAGTCTGCGAAGTTACATCTGATTTCTTCGTTTTTATCGAGTTCAATACCGAGGAGATCTTCACTGATTCTAGCAAGAGAATACTTGCGAGGAACATCTCCATCAATAGCCAACTTCCATAGACGAAACAAAATATTAATGTCAAAGCATTTATCATTTTCTAACTGCTCCTTAAGAGAAAGCCCTGTGTGCTTCTCAATTACATCTATATCGAAAGGGGCGTTAGCAAACACCATTGTACGAGTAGAGTGTTTAGCTAAAAAGTCTCGTACACTTCCCCGATCGACATAGTACAGATTCTCCCCATCAAAGACTTGGAAGGTTATAAGATCAGGAGTTTCTGTAAAAGGTTTTATAGTTGTTTCAGTATCAATGGCAAGAGTTCTACCTAACTCTTCTCCCTGCCAGAATTGTATTTTGTACTCTACGCCATTGAATAACATACTTATTTCCTACTAAAACTATCTATAGTATTTCTAGGTTTATAAGGTTCTTTATGTTCTATTGAGGTTTTGATAATTAGCTCTCTACCTATAAACTGTTCTATCTGTGATCCGTCATTTCCTAATGACTCAAATCCTCCATAAACACCTATTGATTTTAACATTTTGTCTAATCTAGATAAACCTACTTGAACTCCTTTAGCTCTACCATTACTACTACTGAGCATAAAGTTATCCCAGACTAATCTAGGCTTATGTTCACCTTCTGTTACTTTAAAACTACACGCTAAATAAAAGCCATCATTACCTTTAGTGGCTGTAACTTCTGCCTTGTCTAGCTTAACGGTGTAACTACCGTCTGGAAGAGGGTCATAGCTTTTTTTCTGCCCTCCTTGATTGTTAACTGCAATTTGTGAATTGTTAATCATTCGTTTCTCCTTCGTTTTGTCTGACAGGGTTTATAAGTCAGATAAGTTTTTTCTGTAATGTGTATCCATCTCATCTAGAAATTTTTTAGTTTCTATTCCTTTATATCTTTTTATACTATCTGCTAGTAAATCTATTACCATCATTTGATCTTCTATTGATAAGTGGTCTATAGTTTCTGTCTGCATTATTTCTTCTACAACTTGTAATAGTGTAGACTCATTAAAAGGTTCTACCATATAATTTTTCCTTTAGTAAATTGTATTTTGCTCTTGTAGTAGTAGCATCTCCATCCTTTGTAACTTCTATAACAGTGCCAGGACCTCTTACCATTTTTCCATTCTCATCTAAAATATAGTTATGTGAATTGTTAAATGTATGATAATATCTTTTCTCATTCGGTTTGAACTGACTTAGCCTTCTTAGTAGTCTTGCGTTTTTTCCCTTCACTTTTTTTCTCCTGTGCTGGCGTTTGTTGTATTGTGGCTTGAGTTATTAAGTTATAAATAACGTCTATTTTTATAGCCATTTCTGTTAATAAATGTTGTCTTTCTAATTCTAGTTCTTTATTGTTCGGCATCTTTGTCTCCTCCTAATGCACCAAAAGCTAGGCGCAATGTTAAATTTACAAATATTTTAAAAAGATCATATATTATTAATCCTTCTATTATTCTTAAAGTCATTTCACTCATCGTATTCTCCTAGATACATACATTCTTCTAGTTCTGCTAATCTTTTACGTAACTTATGTAGTTGATTAGTCCACATTTGTAAGTCAGTAGTGGTAGGATTTAATGTCATGTGAGCATCTATTAATTTTATAGCGTCTTTGTAATCATATATCATATACATTAACTCCTTTTTAGTCATTCTTCAAATTTAGCCCAACTAGGTATATCTACCTCTTGTATGCCTTCTTTAAAGTATATACCTGTTTTGTCTGCTTCGGCAAGTCCTTTTATAGCGGCTTTGTATTTTTTTCTACCATTTTCAAGTAAACTTTCACTGGCTTTTAGTATACCTACTTCTCCAGTTTGTTTATTAAGAAAAGCAAAAATAAAATCAT